TAGAACCAACCATTGATCTAGTTGGTTTAATTGTAGTTCTTGTTATTTGTGATTGAGAGTTCTCTGGATTTTTAAATTTTTCTTTTTCATTTTTATCTGAATTGAGTCTAGTAAAAGTTTGTTCAATTTTTTGAAATGGTTTTTCAAATAAAATCTTTAGAATATTTTGTCCGATTGGTCTTTTAGTAGGAATAATTACCAGAGGTTCTCCAACATCTTTCATGTTAATAATCGTTGGTCTATCAACAATAAAATTAGAAAGTAGAGTGTTCTTTGTAAATGTATCATAGATTATTTTATGTTCATTAAACAATGATGGTAGTACAATAGCACCAGATGCTTTCATTTCACGAATTTCTTTCAAAACACCCTTTGCGGCTGCAATTCTTTCGTCATTTGCTTTAATAAGAGCACCTTCATATTCTCTTTCTGCATAAATTGTTGCCTGTGTTATGTCTGTATAACTTTTTAATCCTTGAATAACGTGATTATAAGGACCATCCAATTCATAAGTAAGCATTTTCCAGTTATCGCCATCATTAGCTGCTTTACCTCTTTTATTTGGACCACCACCCAAGAATTTTTCAATGAAAGTATTCAATCTTCCACCAGTCCATTGTGCCCAACCATAACCAACTGGATATGCTCCATAAGGTGGTGGTAATGGTTCTTGAGCATCATAAGAACTACTATTTTCAACATTATCTGGAACAAGTCCAGATTCGCGAATAAAGTTACCAACAATAGCAGCAGCTTGAACATCAGTCAAACCATATCGTTGCATTAACATTTTTGCAATACTTGCACCTCTTTTATGAACATTACCTGTCTTAAGACCTGTTAAATCTTCAGTAATCAATGTTGCCATTGCGCCGCCTGCAACAAATCCCATCTCTGTTAATATCTTCTTTAATTTTTCAATTTTTTCACTATCAGTCATTTCAGTCTTAGCATCAATCTCATCATTCTTTTGAGTAAGATCTAATAACTTTTCCTGAAGTTTGTTATGTCTTCTTTCAATCTCCTGTTCTTCAATCTTAAGGTAAGTGATTTTAGTATAATTTTCTCTCCTGATGTTATTCAGAAGGCGCATCATATTACCAAGTAATCCATCAAACATTCCAAGAAGTTTTTTCCAATCTTCAATATCATTGTGCTCTACAAGATATTGAATTTCTTGCTTCGGAATAATATAAGAACTTTCCTCATGTTCTTCCAATTTCAACATATTTGGTGAAAATGGCACGATACCATTAAACGCACCCTTAGTGTCATACTGCGATTCACCTCTAGGAATCATCGGAGTTAATGCTTTTATTTTGATTGGTTTACCGTAAGGACCAACAATTCTTTGAAGTGGTTTAATCATGCTGTTTCAGAGTAATGAACTCTAATTTGAAGAGGAATAATTTGATTGACATTATCTGTATTTAATTCAAATTGATTCTGATATGCTTTTGCAACTTCCATTTGATTTGATTGATCAATCTCATTTAAACTTGCTTTCCTCTTAATTGGAGAGAATAAATTTTTTAATTTATCAAACCAATTTTCTTCTTTTGGTTTATCAATTTTTTTGGGCACAATTCCCAATAATTTATCCATATTTTTATTAAAATCAATAGCGGCTGCCTTTCGTCTATCCCAATGTGGTTCTCCTGGTTGCTCATAAACTTTCATCCAAGTATCTGCAGCACTTACTACATCTTTTGTCGCCAACCATTTTTGTAATGGACTTGGTTTTTGATGTCCCCCCGCTATATTATCAGCTGCTCTAGGATCAGTAAGTTCAAACTTAACAAATTCTAATTGTTTAGTCAAACTTGTGGCAATTGAAGGTCCGCCAAACTTAAGAGCACTATAATACAATGGACTATCCGTTCCACCCCATCGTTGAGTTTTTGTCCACTGAGCAATTCCATATCCAGGACCACCAGGCTGTTGAGTTGTTGGTATTAATCCAGGTGCTTCAATTTCAAAATTACCCATCGCACCAGCAATATGATAATTTTTTGCCATTGGAAATAATTGCTTTAATTTCTTAGCAGCGATTGAATAATTTGGATTGTTGTAATTAATTACAATTGCGCCGCCAGCAAATGCTTCATTAAATTTTCCAAAAGATGGTTTAATACCAAAATTTCCATAAGGTACTTTAGGTGAATAAAATGGATTTAAACACTTAATTTTTTCCTCCATCATTGCTTGCATAAACAATGGCATCTGACTTATAGGTACTACAAATTCTGTGCCTGCTTCACCAACCATTATCCTTTTATTAACATCAATACCACCATCTGCTTCTTTTTTTAATTTAGATCCAAGAATTAACCATTTGATCCAACCTGTAGGATCTTGATTATTTGCGCTTCCCTCGTAAGATTGACTTGCGTGTGCTTCAAAGTGTAAATGTGGTCCTGTGACACGACCAGTATGACCAGTGCGAGCAATAACGTTTCCAGCAGGAACTTTCTGTCCAGGATTTACATTAATTTGAGATAAGTGACCAAATACAAATTGTTTATTTAAACTAGGAACCCATACTGCAACAAAGTTTCCATATCCACCAGGATCACCAGCAGTTGCATCTTTATCTCCTAGACGACCGATAGTTATAATTTCAGATTCAGCTTTAATACCAATATATGTTCCATCTGGTGTTCCAATATCAACACCAGGGTGTATTTCATAAGTTCTTTGTTCATTCCAAGGTGAATTAATTGGATATGTTTCTGGTTCAATTTGTCCAGTAATTGATCCTGGTGGTTCTGGAATTTCTTCGGCACCAGCAGATCCACCAGCAGCAATTACTCCTAATCCCAATGCTGCTGCTAAAATACCACCTACATCTTTGAGATTTACTTCCTGCTGTTGCTGTTCTTCTTCTGCCTGCTGATTTTCTTTTACAATTCTTTTTGCTTGATATTCACGAATTTTCTGATCTGATTTATCAGTTTCTAATAAAATTTTCTTTTGAACAATAGTCTTTAACTTAAGTGACTTCATCGTATCAATGAAGTCTTCAAGTTTATCAATATATTTTAATGCTTTCTTGAAGAATTTATTTAAAGGATTATTCTTCTTTTTTTCTACTACAACTCTCTTTATATCTTTCTTATCTAATTCAATTTCAGTATTTACAGGTTCTTCTAAACGGGGAATCATATCAAAAGAAACTCTTCTGATAGGTATAATTTTATTAGCAACTGTATAATATTTTACACTCTTAATTGTCTCTTGCTTATTGACAATTGGAGTTTTTGCTCTAATCATTTATAAACACCCATATCCTTTCTAAAGATACTTGATGGCATATCTTTAACGCCTGGAGGTGGAGCAAGTGTGCTCATATCTCTTTCTTTGTTTGACTTACGACCAGGAATCTTAATATATTCTGGTGGAAGTGGAACTACTGTTGGTTTATTATTTGTTTTGGAAGTTAAATTATTCTGGGTCATCTCAAGTTTTTTATATGCTGGATTATTTTTATCAAGTGATTTAACCATATCTGTATCAGCGTATTTTTTACGCCATATTTCCATTCCTAATTTTTCTGCTTCTTCAACTTTACCTTGTGAAATCAATTTGTTATATTCAGTGAGTTCTTTTGCATATGGTTCAGGATTCGGTGCTGTTTTTTGTACTGGGCGTGAAATTGGTCTAGCGGGTGATGCTGCAGAAGATCTAACAGGATTTCTAGATGCTGCTGCATTTCCACCGCCGACTCCAGTAGAAACTCCCTCTGGATATTGCATGACCTGTCTTGCACTAGCAGGCAATGATGGCATCTGCGGTTTTCTTGGTTTTGGTTGTGGTAAAACTTTATTTCTAACAGTTCTACTCAGTTTTAATAATTCAGTGAAAGGGTTTAGTTTGTTTATCGTATTTAATATTCCACCATTAGAATACATTTGTATTTGCTTGTAAACATCTCCAACCACACCACCTTTAGATAGCAAAGTTGGTTGCCAACCCCAAGGCATAGGATTACCCATAGGGTTTGGCATACCTCTTAAATTAGGTCTTGGAATATAACCACCCTGAGGTCTTACATATCCTGGATGTGGGAGTGGAGTATGAGGTCCCAGTGGAATATCCGATGCTACTAAGTTAGAAATATTTCTAAAGTAATTTTGAGATTCTGAATTGTAAAGTTCAAGATCCTGAGATTGTGAATTGTAGATGTTAAAATCTTTCATTCCACCATCTGCGGCAGTTCTTATATCTCTCGTGAGTGTTGTTACAGGATTTGGAATAGTAACACCGCCATTTGCTTGAGGAGCATTTTCAATATAACCCATAACTGTACTTTGCGGCAAGAAATGACTGATTTTTTCTATACCACCAGATGCTCTATTTGTTACAATTCCGCCAGTAGCCCTCACGGAATCAATTCCAGATAATGCAGCACCTGCTTCAAGTAAAGTTCCAAAACCACTCAATATTTGCCCACCAACACTTGCAGCACCACCAAGAATTGGCATTGCTGCACTTCCAACTTGTTCTGTTGTTGGCAGAGTTATTGGATTATTTTTAAAATCAAATGCACCTTTAACATCTCTAGTTAATCCAGTTAATGCTTTACCAGCAAAAGTATTTCCGACTGATGCAAATCCTGGCAATCCCCCTTCAAAATCAGGTATTGGAGGAATTAATGGAGGAATTGGAGGAATATTAATTTTTGGTGTTCGTGGTAATTGTTGCCACCATGGTTTACCCTGAGGTGTTGGAGTAGGTTGAGGTGGTGTTGTAGGTGCAGTTTTTGGTTGAGTTCCTGGAGATGTTCTAGTTTGAGGTGAAGTTTGTGTCTGTGTTTGTGTTTGTGTTTGGGTCTGTTGTTGTTTAGCAGTATTTGGTTTTTTTGGTGGTGTTGGAAAAGTTACTGGAGCACCTGCAGTTGGTTGCTGATTCTCAGGTAAATTTATGCAAATACAATCTTTCTTTTTCTTACCAAAATCAATAGTTTTGTCTAACAGATATTCTTGAAATGTATTATTGTATAATTCTCTTTTCTTGAAGTTAACTTCCTTCTCAGTAATAATTTGAATATTTTGAAGCTTGATAATATTCTTCATCAACTTTTCAGTTGACATCATCTTTGCTTCAATTGCCTTTAAATACCCCTGAATAGTTTTATTCTTGATATTAGGGGTTTTGATATTCTCAAGTTTTAATGTAGGTAACTTTGGAGTTGCTACAGGAGTATCATAAAGACCAACAACTTGATCTGGTGTTAAAGGAGGATTTACTGCTCTAACTTCAACACCACCAGATGATGCATTTGGAGTAAAGTTTTGAGTTGTTGGTTGTGTAGTAGTTCCAGATTGAGTTGTAGTGGGTTGTTGAGCAGCAGGAGGTGTTGCAGCAGGAGGTGTTGCAGCAGGAGGTGCAGGAGGATTACTGCCTCCTGGTGGATTTGGTCTTGCTCCTGGTGTTCCTGGCATTACTGTTGCTGTGCTCTACGTTTGTTTTCTTTTTCAATAAATTCAACTAACAAACTTACATAAATGTCTCGTTCCCAAGGCATCATATCTTCAATTTCAGTCAAAGAATATTTATGATGCTGCATAAGGTTGAAATTTAAGCGGAAATAGTTTTCCAGATCATTCTGAAAAACTGCTATGCGAAAAAATTTGCCAGACCCTCAATCGTCACCTCACTTTTAATACCCGTAACAGGATTTGTAATATTAATTGTATGTTTTAATTTAGGCATAGTATTGAAGAAATCTTGAAGTTTCTCATATTGTTTTGGTTCAAGATCTTCAACCCACTGCTCCATTTCTTTGCGAGTAGAATTTGCAGATTCCCATACCTCTTCATTATTATAAATTTGATCAATACAATCTACAGCATAATCAAATGTATTCTCAATTGCAGTTTTTTTATCAAGATCTTTTTTATTCATAATATATTTCATGGTAGGATATTTCATTTTAACAAAATATCCATTTTCAAGATCAATAACATTTGTATGTGAATCACCCTTCACAACTTTAATATCATCAATATTAATTTCAACTTCTACTTGAGTCTGATTGTCGTCAGGGCAAGTAATAGCAAACTCAAGAACTTCGCCAACAGACTTTGCGCGAACATTTAAGAAGATATATTCAATATCAAATGTAGAAAGTTCTTCTACATCAATCTTTGATTGTACGCAATTATTGATAATCTGAACAATGGCATCAGTCATCTCTTGTGTGTTTTCTGATTCCATTGCAAGTAAAAGAAGTTTTTCTTCTTTAACAACAAATGGTCTGTATTTAACTTTTTTCCCTGATGATGGAATTGTTAATTCATGAAGCGGAACATTAATCTTGGGCAGTGACATACTCAATTAACCTCTATAATTAATAATAAGTGGAAACGTATTTTTCGTATCTGAATTGGACTTGCAATTTATTTAGTGTTGATGCACCATACGCTAATGGCACAGTCTGTACATTGTATGGATATGCTTTAAACATCTGATATAAAGCACTTTGACCACCATTTGGAGCAGAAGAATTTTTATAAAATTTAGTAACTTCAATTGCACTGCAAATTGATTGATCATAATAACGTAATGTAGTTACATTAGTTCTTGAAGATCTCCTACTTCTATCACTATATTCAATTTTTTCTCCTCCATTCAAATCATATTCAGGGAACATATAATACATCCAGATGTCAAAGAACTTTGCTGGTTGAAGTTTGTTCGTCATAATAAAACTAAGAGTAAAATCATTATAAAGTTTTGCTTGAGGATATTGAATTAATCTGCCAGTATACAGACCATCAATTTCGCTAGTTGCAGAATATTGACCAGGAAGAGATGCTTCATCACATAAAAGCATCATATTTTTGAAAGCACCATCAGAAGAATTTACATTAAATCCAGCATCCCTAAAAAGTTGAAGCAATTCAGAATTATTTTTACCATCAAACTTAAAATTTACCGAATATTCATTAGAATATGAAGCACCTTTGTCGTTATCAAAGATACTTCTTAATTTTGTTATTGATGAGACTAACGCCATTAAACTCTAAATAAATATACGTCTTTTAATATATTTATGGCATACTCTGGGAAATACTTACCGAACAATCCCAAGAAATATAAAGGCAATCCAACACAGATTTATTATCGTTCTCTTTGGGAACTAAAATTCATGAAATGGTGTGATTCTAATGATAGTATTCTTGAATGGGGAAGTGAAGAAATTGTCGTGCCATATCGCTCACCATTAGACGGAAAATATCATAGGTACTTTGTAGATTTTTATGTGAAAGTAAAAACTCGTTCTGCTGGGATTAAAAAATATTTGATTGAGATTAAACCAAAAAAACAGACAGTAGAACCAGCAGTACAGAAAAGAAAAACCGCAAGGTACATCAATGAAGTAACCACATATGTAGTAAATCAGGCAAAATGGGAAGCTGCAAGAGAGTGGTGTGCTGACCGACAACTAGAATTTCTTATTCTCACGGAAGATCATCTCAATGTCAAGTAAAGGTTTTGGTAAAGATGTAAAATCACCAAAAGGTGGATTGGAGAAACATATTGTCAAGAAATCTGGCGGACAAGCAAAAAGTGTTGAATGGTATCGTAAAGAAGTTCTTGAATATCTTTATGAGAATGTAACTGAGGAGGTTCTTCCTGGTAAGATGTACTTCTTTGAATATGATCCCAAATATAAAGACAAATTACCGAGATATGACACCTATCCTCTAGTATATGCTTTTGATAGAGGAAAAGATGCTTTTATAGGTCATAATTTACATTACCTTCCTCAAAAAATTAGACCAGTTTTAGCAAAAGCTATTCTAAATAATACAGCAAGATTCACTGACGAAACAATTCACAAATATATCTTTAAGAATGCTGATAATTTCTTTTTTGAAGTGAAAAAGGAAGATTGGGAATTTATCGCAACCCTACCAATAGAGAAATTTATCACTAAGTAAATGTCAACAGTAAGATACCCCTCAGAATTTCAATCTACTCCAAATACTGATTATATGCAAATTGAGTTGATTATAAAAGATTATTCTCAAGCAGGTAATCTGGGGCAGGATGGAGTTAGTACATATAATCAATCTGGTGTAGGACAATATAAAGTTGTTGGCGATCCCAGTACATTGATTTTAAATATGCCACAAAGAGTAACTGAGCAAATCTCACAAGATTGGAGAAATTCTGCGCTGGGACCAGAAGCATCCGCAATGTTTTCAGGAAGATCAACAGTGGGTAAAAATCTTGGAACATTTGCTGGAGATACAATCAGAAGACTAATTGAAAATAGTTTATTATCTAGTGCTGTATCTGGATTAGGAAAATTGGGTGCGAGTAATATTAATGAAAATGCTATATTATCAGGCACCAGCGGAATTATATACAATCCTATGTTGGAAGTTTTATACGATGGACCTCAATTTAGACAATTTAATTTTCAATTTGTTCTATTTGCAAAGTCAGAAAAAGATGCACAAGCAATCAAAAAAATTGTAAGATTTTTTCAAATTGCAAGTGTACCTTCATACAATGGACAAGTAAATGGACCTGGACTTGCTGGTGTGATAGGTTCATCATCTACTGTTGATACTATATCAAATATTGGAGCGGCAGCTGGGAGTGTTTTAACTGGTGGAAACCCAGGACAAATTATTAAAGATCTGGCAGCATCAGCTACTAAAAATGCAGCAAAATCTATAGCAACTGCTGCGGTTGGCAATTCAATTTTTGCTGGCGGAATCAACAATTCAACAGACAGTAGGTTTATCAAACAACCTCCACTTTTAAGAATAACATATAAGAGGGGTCCTAACCAACATCCTTATATTCTTCCATTAAAACCATGTGCAATTACCAATATGAATATTGATTATACTCCAACTGGTAATTATACAGTATTAGATAATTTTGGTAATGAAACAGTGGCAACAGTTGTTGCTACAAATATAACTTTAGGATTAACTGAAGTGAAAACCATATTTAATGAAGATTATTATGATAATGGTGTTTCATTCAATAGATCGGTTTAATAACAATGTTTTTCTCACTTCTTCCAAATGTTGAGTTTTCTCAACATAGAAACAAATACAGATTTACGGATCAAGATTTCGTAGTTGCTAAAAATATCTTTCGTAATTTGTCATTTGACAACAGCATATATGCAACCGATCTTTTTGCAGAATTTACTGTAAAAAATGGTGCTAGACCAGATTATATTGCAGAATTACTGTATAATAATGCAGCATATGACTGGGTGCTTCTTCTGACGAACAGAATCATCAATCTGTATAATGATTGGCCTTTATCTTCTGCAGATTTTGAAAAGTCTGTTTATAGCAAATATGAGAATCCTTTAGAAATCAGACACTGGCAGACTTTAGAAATTAAAAACTATAAAGGCGAAATTGTTCAACCAGCTGGTATTATTGTATATTACGACCCTGAAGACCCCTCCTCATATACTTTAAGATATATCAGATCTAATACTGAAGAAATTGCGACTGGAGATCAGGTTTTAGAATCAGTAACACATTATGAGTATGAACAAGAAATCAACAATAAAAAGGCAGTTATTCAAATTCTTAAACCAACGTATTTGAATCAATTTGTGAAATTATTTAAAATTTCAACTGGATACTTACCGAACGAATTACTCGGAAATAATACTACTAAGAGAACTCTAAATTCTAGCAATATATTCAATAACATCACATTATAAAAAACCCCCCAGACCAAAAATCTGGGGGAATTTTTTTTCCGACTTTTTTTGAATTAAAAAGTGAATTTCCCCCAGGAAATCAGTCCTCTTCTGCCAGGCGGGCGAAGTAACTCAGGGTATCATCTTCATCATCGGATGCAGTAGACTTAGCAGCAACCTTTGGCAGAGAGGGTTCACGAGTCACCGTGCTGGCAACAGAATTAAACACAGGACGACTAGAACGTGCTTGAATAGGAATTTCAAAGTCTTCCTCTTCATCTTCAATGGTCTCACGATCCTGACGAGGTGCTGCCTTCTTCAGGACAACATTCATGCGAGACTGCAGTTCATCATAGGACTTGAATGAGGAAGGATTGACAAACTCTTTAAGAGAATATTCACTACGCCAAACCTTTTCAAGTTCAGAGTCATCAAAGTCACCAAGAGTACTGATAGAAGTGAATTCAGAACTATCATAGTTCCAATAACCAGCAACCTTTTTGATCTTCAGTTTAAAGTCTGCACCTTCCCAGAAGTCAAAGACATTGATGGGAGTTTCATCTTCAAATTCAGGTTTCATTGCTTCCTGAATCTTATCAAAGATTTTCTTGCCGAACTTATACAGGAAAACTTTACCGTTGTTATCGGGATTAGAAGGATCACTCACCACATAGATGTTAGAGTAGTAGTTGAGTTTACGCTTCTGTTTGCGAGCGATCTCTTTATCACTTTCAATACCAGAATTCCAGAAACCAGTATTCAGTTCACATACAGGGCACTTTTGACCCAGAGTGGTGGGGCAGTTGTCAATCAACCAACCACCAGGACCTTGAAACCCGTGATGCCAGACCTTCACCCAAGGAAGATCATCACCGTCAGCAGCGGGCAGGAAACGGATAACGGCATAACCGTTACCAGATTTGTCAACGGTAGGTTTCCAAAGACGGTCATCATCACCGTTACCATTGACAGGGTTTTGAAGTTTCTCAATCTCTTGAGTGAGTTTTTCAAAACCAAATTTGGATTGCTTCTTAAGATCAGCAAAAGACATTCGTATTACCTCGTAGTGTGCGTTGGATTCGTTGTGTGCGATGGCACTTAACCATCATAACCTATTTAGATCTTCCCGTCAATGGTTTGCTGCCTCAAGTCTGTCATGGATTCAATAAAATCATCATAGATCTGATTCATATTGAGATGATTGGGACTCATGCCAAGCATGATTGCAGCTTGTCTGAACTGTTCCTTGAGATCTTGTGCTCTGGGATCATCAGACAGACTCAACCGATTGTAGAAGATCTTCTGACGTTCAATCAGGTCAATCATTTTATCAAAATATTCAATTCGTTCGTTGTATGGAAGGATTGGAATTTGTGGAATAATTTTAATGATTTCTTGTTGAAGATCACTAATTTCTTCCGCTTCTCTCCTTACGATTTCGGAGTCAAAGAAAGACATTGGTGGTCAAGTACCTTTTCCTTAAGTGTACATTTATATTTAACAATATCTGCAGTAATGAATGGAGAATACTTTAGGGCGGTTCTCCTCACATCCTTCCAGACTAATTGTTCTGTAATCATTCTATCAAATCTTGGAACAAAATCTAGTATCTGATTCATGATAACAAAAGTTTCCATTGAGATTTTTTTCCCCAACAGAAACTTTAATAGTGGTGGGTGAGTTCCTTCTAATCTAAAAAGATTATCAAACTCATGAACTTCTGATAGGATGAAATCAATATCTTCACTGAAAGTATAATGTAAACTTTCCATTCTCTTCTTCCAGTCCTGATAATGATCTTCCCCATCAGTTCTAATCATAGTCCCAATCCAATTAGAAGGATCAGCGACGAAGTTAGCGATGAAATAAGGAAGAATCTCGCACTCTTGGTGTTTATTGGTGAGTTTCTTGAAAAAATACCTATCCTTCCTTTTCTGGAAATTTTCTTCTGTGATTTTGGTTTTGCCATTGAATTTAAAGTAATCATAATTGTCGGTAGTGAAGTGTAACTTCAGTGCGACATACATTTTATAGGATTCAAAAGCGGTCATATGATAAGTTTTGCTTTAGAAGATTTTTTCATATAGTTTAATCTCTGAGCATCATATTTAATTTTTTCCTTTAGAGGCTTGGAGATTAACTTTGAGACCGTTTCAATCTCAATGCTATTTTCCATGCAGTAATGAACTATACATTCAATATAATTCATAGTGCCATCGCAGGTCTTCATAAGGTTCTCAATTTCTAATGAGAACTTTGCTGAAGTCATAAACTTTTCTTCTAATATTTCATTAATTTTATCCTTTGGCATCAGCAAATTTGGCTCCGTTGTGAAAGCTAACAAAGTCATGAATGTAGTTCCTCAATAAATCAATATACATCATTTTATCATACTTTTCAAAAAATTGCACTTCGCCATCAGAACAAGCCTGAATAACCACAATCTTATCTACCTCAATTCCAGTGCGTTCGTAGTACATGTAAGCATAAGCAACACACTGAACATAATAACCTTCAATCCATTCTTCTTTTTTCTGCTTCGCTGAAGTTTTAAAGTCAATGATTGCTAGTTCGCCGTTATACTCAGCAATACAATCAACTCTGCCAGCAAGGCCAAGATAATCACTGTACAGAGGCGCTTCAAGTGCATGAATATTATTTATGTTATCTAGATAAGGTTTTGCGGATTCAAACAATTGCCATGGTTCTGAAATACTTTCATTAAGATCCCTTGGTTCTACCTGAAGGTTGTTTAGGTAGTCTTCAGCATACTTATGAA